ATATCAAGAACTTCTGTTATCTGATCAGCAAAAGGGCGATCCTCGTAGATAATCTGGACGAGACCCTCTTGAAATGCTTTTCCGTATCGACTAAAATTAGCATTTTCGTTCAAAAGTCACCCCGATGCGCATGCAATATAGTGCATTTTCACACTATTAAGTATAACGGAACTTGTCCTAAAGTCAAGCAATTTAACGCTCTGAGTTGATTTTGTTTAGGTGCAGTTCCAAGTCCTTCCAGTTTAGTTCTCCAAACCCGTCATCCCTCATTTTCTTCATGATCTCTATCTTGTTGAAATTGCATTCAAAGTTCTCCACAGCGTTGCGCACGAAGTCCTTTGATTGTGGAGAGAGCATCGGAGAATAAAGTTGCATCATTTTATAATTATGTGCGATCGTGTCTTGATCTGCCAATATGTTCTCGTGGAACTTCAGCTTTTTGTCGACCTTTTCACAATAAGAGATCACCTCATCAATGGTATAATCCTTATCCGCCGCCAGAAACCCTAGCCGGCGCTGTATTGTCTTAAATCCCACAGATTTAATTCCCGGCAGATTGTCGGACGCGTCTCCCACCAGGGCGCGGGCCAGGGCCATATTCCTCGGGTGTACCCCCAACTCTTCCACAATTGTTTTTTTGTTGTAAATGATATCGCTGGTAGGGCGATATACCACCGTTTCATCGTCACACAGTTGGTAAAAATCCTTATCATTGGAGACAATCACTTTCTGCCAACCATCGTAATAGGGCATCCTAGTAAGATAAGAGATGACGTCATCTGCCTCCACCTCGGGCAGCATCACCTGCACAATGGGCATCTCATTGAAATACTCGATGGCTCGGCGTTGTTGCCAGACGCGGTTCTGCATCTCTTCGTTTTCAGTTAGCGCTTTTACATTACGGTTGAGACGGATGGGCTTTCGGCCGGCTTTATAATTCTTATCGAGGGATCTGCGTTTCTGCGATCCGTTGGGGCCGTCCCACACAATCACTACCTCATTAGGTTTCGTCATCCGCACTAGCTTCTGCACGATTTTGAGGGATCCCTTAAATCCTCCGATCGGCTCCCCATTCGTGGACAAGCTTGGGTCCACGATATATGCTCTCAAAAACATATTGAGGGCATCAATAATCAATACTCTATTCATAGTTTATAACTTCCTGCTTTCTTGTTGTTAATTGTATAGACCACGCGCTTGACACCCACGTGCTTTAGCGCTTCGTGGCACATCGAACACGGCTTGGAGAGCTTATAATCTCCCCCTTTTCCAACGCGTGCTACGTACACCGTCGCACCCTCGGTAATAGAGCGATCCATGCCCAAGATAGCGCCAAGCTCGGCATGGAGGGTGGTTCTGCCGGCGTGTTCGTGCTGAAAGCGCGAACCAAATGCGCAATAGTTGTCCTTGTTGAAGGATGCATTGCGCACAGAGCCCTTAACCAATATAGCGCCATGGCGGTAATCTGGAAAGGTCGATTGATACGCCATCTGTTTCGCCAGATTCATATATCTCTTTACCTTGCCAGAGTAGCGATGAAATCGCTCGGCACTGTAATTAGACGCATATTCCGATGCTACGGTACTCAAAAGCCCTCCTACAAGCTTATACTAAGTATAACGCACTGCGAGAGGGCTGTCAAGTGTTTTATTCGGGATCAGAGTAGAACTGATCAGCGTTGCCTTCACGATTATGAAACTTCTGCACAACTTCTTCGTCCATAACCGCCAAGATGCGCGTCCGGAACTCTTCATCAGTTTGCACCAACTCGGCCCACTTTGATGGCTGGAACTTCTTCTCATATCCATCGGGCATCTTGAGAGTATACCAGGCACCTGCAGAGGTTAAACACTCGGATCCCTTCACAGCTTCAAACCACGACTCCTCGTCACGAATGCCGATATCCTCCGTTCCCCACAAGATACGGAATGCGCAAGTTCTACCCTGGGTACCAAAGCGTGACTTCTCCAGCTTGACCTTGACCTCAGAGCCAATGCGATATCCCTTCTCGTCTTCAATGAATGCCGACTTGGCCTTGCGGCCGGTCAACCACACTCGCAGCGAATAGGAATAGTGCATCGCCTTTCCGCCCGGCGTCATGTAAGGGGTGGTCATCGCAATAATGCGCGCATTGGGGCCACTTGGAATATTTGTCTTAAGCTGATTGAGGACCAAAAAAGTGGCCTGCTTGTCGGCAATGGGGATAATCAGCTTTGACATTCCCTTGGCGAGAATGCGAGCCTTTACCGCCATCGAAGACTGGGGATTAAAATCACCCTCGACGTCAGACACAGAGGGGGTCAATGCCAGAGAGTCCCAGATAAACAACAACTGTTCATCGGTTGCGCCCAGCAGTTCTTCTACCGTTTCTAATACAAACTCGACAGATGATGCCTGAACGTACATTAAACGCCCCAGGTCGCATCCAGCGCGCTCCAAGAAGCTTGGGTCGATAGCTGACTCAGAATCGAAGTAAACGACCATCTTGCCCGTTTTCTGGGCGTTTGCGGCCACTTGTGCTGCCATATAAGATTTGCCCGTGCTCTCAAGGCCCGCAAGTTCCGAGACTTTTCCGACAGGAATACCGGCCACCTTACCCTTGCAGACAATAGAGTCTAACCAGCGAGAACCAGTTGGGATCCACTCCTTCACCTCGGTCGGGTTATCGCCCGTGAGGTCATGTGCAACATTTCTGCCGGCTTTCTTGTTGACGAGAGTCATCAAATCTTGCATTGATACTCTTCCGGCCTTGGGTTGTTTGGCTTTTCTGGCCATTTGCTCTCCTTAAAAAATGCGGCACCCAATTTCAGCCGGGGTGCCAGCGGCTTCTCACAAACCGACTACTTGGTAGCCATCAACTCATCGAACGCTCGGTCCACGTTGCTCTTGCCACTGCCGTACTTCGCGGTTTCCGTCGAGCGACTCTCAGCACTTCCGTTGCCTGCAAGTTGTTCATCGAGAATTGCGTCGATTTGCTCCGGAGTTTGGCGGTCAAAAAGAGAGCCAAAGTCGGGAATGCCATCAAGGAGGGCTGGGATGGCCTCCGTATCCTCCAAAAGCGGGGAAGTGTTTCGACGCATCTTTAGGTTTGTTTGTGGATATGCCCCCGGTGTGGTGGGCTTGGTGTATGTTAGTGCAATATCGGTGCCCTCAAGCGGGTCGGTGATATCGCCATAATCTGGATCTAGAATATAGCCCAGAAGGTTCTCGTAGGCGCGCTTTCCATAACCATAGATCTTGACGCCCTCATCTTCGCGGCCGCGGACGACCACCGGTGAAAAGAAGCGTGCACGGACGAAAAGCGACTTCGCCAGCTTCTTGCTTTCCTCATCATTGGTGCTTGTGCCCTCCTTCCAGAGTGCGGATGCGAATTCACAGATCGGACACTGCTCGCCATAGTTTCGCTTTGGACAAACAATTCCGCCCCTGTGGTCTCCCACGTTATAGTGGAAATACATCTCCTTGAGCGGATCTCCATCTGGTGCGGGGACAATCCGAATAGTTTGGTCTCCTTCGTCGGGCTTAAACCAGTGTGATTGTTCCTTATCTCCCTCACCACGCAAAGTAGCGAGCTTCTTTCTCATTAGTTCCATATTGATTGACATTAGTTTTTTCTCCTTGTTGTTGTTGTAAAGTATATCGAGCTTTCCTCGATATCTAATGTATCACCCTTGATCTAACTTGTCAAGGGTATTTTGTTGTTGTATCGCGTTTGTATGGGCCACGACAAACCCAAAGTCTTTTCCGTGCTCAGTTTCATAAATAGCATATGACACGTTGCGAAAAGCATTTCTTGGCTTTTGCTTTAGCGTGTCTACAATGCGCTTATGAAGCCCTCCGTCGGTCTCAAGTTTTTCCTTATTTATACATAAATAATAACACAGTTGGCGAGGGGTGTCAAGGTCAAAAAGCCATTTTTCTTGAATACTTTTGGTCTCCAAAATGCCAATTGTGCGGATGCGTGCTGCATCTAAAGGTGGTGCCACAATGCCAATTTCGGGCTCATTGTGGGCGAAATAATTGAGATAATGAACGGTAGAGGCAATAGAGCCATTAAGGTGGTCATAGAACTTCTTAATCGGTACGCGCTGCAGGGCTTCTTCTAGATTCTTGTTGGACAGCAGCGTGATAGAGTTGAAAGCACCAGATCTGGCATACTCCTGCAGAATCCCGAAAGCGGCGCGCTCCATCAAGCGGGGAGTGCCAGTTAAAAGGGTCGTATCGGGCTTAATATAATATAGATCAATTTTCTTGTCCTTAATCTGTTCTAGAATCCCTAGGGTATAATTGGAGCTATATGAGGATCCTATCACAAACACCTGAACATGATCGTCAATTTTAGAAAAAAACTTTTTTAAGTCAGGGATATTGCTCTCATATTCTTCAGGAGAAGAGAACGACTTTAGGCAGCGCCTACGTCCCGCAGATTTTTCAATTTTATCATTCAGCAAGTATACGTTATATTGCGAAAACTCAAGAAATTTTCCAGCAACTGCTGAGGCGCCGTTGCCAATTCCAACTATCGATATCATATTGTTAATGTCTTCAGGTCATAATAATCTTTGCCGGCCTTTAAGTTGACCATGAAGTGCCCCAATCGGTTGTTGGCAAATAGATCCCTAATTTCCACTATCAGGTCCCTTTCGTCGTCTGAAAAATCAATGACGATTTCATCATGAACGATGTGAGAAACAAACGATGCTCTCCCTTCCAAAAAATTGTCAATTGCAATTGCGCGCTCAATTACCAAATCAGCAGTGGTGCTCTGGATAATATAATTGAACGCTCTACGGCGATCGACCTGAATATCCCTCCCGAATATAGTATTAATATAATCACCATCGTAGTGCCTGTCAAGTACTTTTTGACGATCATAGTAATTTGTCCGGATAGCGCGCGAATCAGGATTATAAAGCCATGCAAAGAACAGGGTTTTCGCCTCTTCTCTCACAAGGGTGCTTTCTTCAAACACATGACGCATATTCCATTCGTGAATATCAATTGGCGGCTGTGTCTGTTCCGACAATGCCAGCACTGTTCGTGCTTCGGCCCCATTGTAATCTAATGACAAGAACCAATCATTCCGGGGCTTAATAACTCTACGTAATTCTCTCTTCATCGTGAGGATGGGCAACGAGCCCGGGTGGGTCGATAGGCGCCCCGTGACGGTCCCAAAGAGGTTATAATCTATATGATGATTTCCGTTGACGATCTTGTTGGCGGCGGCAAGCAGACTGTGGCTTCTAAAGTGGTGGCGCCAGTCCTTGCGCTCTAAAAGCAAATCTCGGTGCTTTATCTTATAGAGCAATTTGGCCGCATCATTCAAATAATCATAGTTCTCGGGTTTTTCATAATTTTCAAAAATATGTTCGGTAATTTGATTTTTAACCTCGCAAAACTCAACCAAAGCATCATCAGGCACAAGGTCAAAAAAGCAATGTTCGCGTAAATCCAATTTGGCGATTGTGAATGCTTTCTTGTATGCTGTGAGCTTCTTGAAAACTCGCTCCCAGGTGCCCTGTAGGCGCTCGGGGCAGGCTTCAGAAATGCTTTTGCCATGGCAATAAATCCAGGCATACTCAACCTCGTCGGATTCGATAGAGCCCGTATATTTCCATGTTTTGCTTAGATCTGGCGGAATCTTATCAAAATATAAATTACCATTGGCGTAGACCCCCACACACTCCTGTTTGTCATCGAGAGTTTGAAAAAGCAATATTACTCCATTTCGTCTAAATTGGCTGTTTCTCTAATCATAGCACGACTAGTCACGTCTGTCAAGGACCCGGAGTAATCATAGGTCTTATTTATTATGGTCTCGAATCTTTCTACCGCGCGCTGTGCTGCGTCCATTCGAGAGAAATCCTTTAATGTGTGATAAAGACGATATAAATCCAGCGCCTCCGCCACAATTCTTTTTTGCTGATTTAGAGCAAGTGAGTGCTCTTCTTCTGCAAACCTCATGTCGAAATAT